TGGTAAACACTCCTAACTACGGTGTAATTGAAATGCAATATGCACATGATGCAAGTGGTGGAGCAGCGAATAACTGCAACTGCCGATGCTGCACGGTGTATGTCGCTTAAACAAATAAATATGAGTAATTTTTATAACAAGAAGTCGATTGAAGGTTCTCCAATAGATATGGAGGATGGAAGTAGAGTTATTACTATGTACTACTCTGCTTTTGGTAATGTAGATTCCGATGGTGATATAATCACACCAGGAGCATTTACTAAAACACTAAAAGAAAATGGCCCACAAGCCAAAAATAGAATTTGGCATCTAATGAACCACTCTACAGACAA